CAACAACTCTCAACACAAGATAATGACTGGCTTAAAGTTATTAGTGTTGGCGGCAATGCTGCTTCCACAGTTTGCATTATCCAAAACGACCAAGGAACCTCACTCGGCTGTTAGTATTGGTGGGATATCTGAACTTAATGGTTCAGCACAAATAGTAAGAGACAAGCCATTTAACGCAGAGGTAGATTTTGCAGTTCAAAGCAACGATGAGGCTGTTACCACCAATGGCAGAATGGCAATTAAGTTTCTTGATGATTCAATAGTAAGGCTAACAGAACACTCACAACTTTTAATAGATGAATATATCTACGACCCTGACCCGTCCAAATCTAAGATGGCTCTTACTTTTGGTTTAGGAACAGTAAGATTTGTTACTGGTAAATTAAACAAAATAGATAAAAACAATATAAAGCTAAGAACACCAACAGCAAATATTGCTATTCGTGGAACTGATTTTACTGCAACAGTAGACGAACTAGGCAGGTCTTTAATTATTCTTTTACCCGGACTGGATGGATTGACTAGTGGTGAGATAGAAGTAATCACAGCTATGGGTAGTGTATTACTTAACAAACCTTTCCAAGCTACAACTGTTTCTGTATACGAATCTAAACCAAGTAAGCCTGTAATACTGGACCTTACTTTAGATATTATAGATAACATGCTTATTGTTACTCCGCCCAAAAAAAACATAACTCTTACCGAAGAGGTATCGCAAAACGCTAAAGAAAATATATTAGATTTTAATGACTTAGATGTTGACTACCTTGATGAAGACTTCTTAGGGGAGGATGAGCTAGAGTTTACTGAGCTTGATATTAATTATCTTGATACTAATTTTTTAGAAGACCTACTTAATGTATTAGATTCTCTTGCTATAGGGGATGATGAAGATGTATTGGCAGACGCAGGTAGAATTAATTTAACAGGAACTAAATTTGGACAAGACCCTGAAACACAAATAACCACTTTAATTGCAGGTGATATTATAAGTGTAATAAGAAGTGTAAATGATTCAGTTAGATTGGACTTAAATAGCAATGATTCCTATACACTTATTATCATACAAGATGGCGTTTCTAATGTTGTTAAAATAAATGGTGGTGGAGATTCGGTAATAACAATAACACAATCAGAGTAATTAAGTGTAATAAAGTGTTGACTTCTGTTTATTTGTCTATATAATGTATAGTATATTAAATAAAAAGGAGTTAATTAATATGGAACTTAGAAAAGAAAAAACAGGTTGGACCTACCACGGAAATAATTACGTTTTCGTATTGTCTGACGAGTGTTACCACGAATACTCGTGCTTGGTTATCAAACCTTCACATATTAAAGTGCGTAATAATACAAGTGATATGTCTACCAAAGACCTAAAGACACAAATTATAGAAGACTGGTTCAAAGAAGAAAACGAACGAGTCAAGCTACACAACAACGAAAAAGCAAAACAACGTAGAGCTAAACTAAATGGAGGTAAGTAATATGAGTAAATCTACATTTCAGAAAACCTACGAAAAAATGACTATGATTGAGCAAAATCATAATAACTTAGTTTTGTTAGGTGTTGAATATGATGACGGCAGACCAGCAGTTGTTCTAGCTATCCGTAACGGTGATACTGTAACACCTGTAGCAGAGATGTTGAGTCAGGAACAATGTGACGCTATGAACCCTAACTTGGATTATAGCCAAAGACTGATTGCTATTGTTGACGGTGCTAGAGAAATAGAAGATAGGGTGGGTCGCGAAGCTTTCGATGGTCAACACCCTAAAATGGACCAATATTTTAAAAATGCCGATTTTTAATGAAGAAATTAATACTGCCGATACTGATAACACTAGCCTTACCGCTAGTGTTTCAGTCTACTCCAACAGAGATACTTAAATTAAAAACATTTGATGCGCTGGTCAAAGAACAAACGCCTAGTGGTAATTTTGTCATACTCAACATTACGGAGTCAGACGTTACAGAACGCGGCGGCTATCCTTTTCCAAGAAGAGACTTAGCACAGATACAAGTTGATCTTATAAACAAAGGCGCAATTGGAGTTGGCTGGTCTATGGCTTTTTCTGAAGCAGATAGATTTGGCGGTGATGAAACATTTGCTGAAGCATTGTCTTTTGCTCCAAGCGTTTTAGCAATGTTTGAAACACCAAACGGCTACTTCCCACAAACAGTAGGCACTGTAATTAAAGGCAATCAGGTTGGCGGAATCCCAATAGAAGGTGTTGTAGAAAACATTAGCTTATTAAGAGACAAGGCTTATCAAGGCATGGCAACAGCACCTGTAGATGTTGATAATTTAGTAAGGCGAATACCACTGCTAATGAAAACACCTGATGGTTGGACTTCAAGTTTTGGTACAGAAATACTTAAAGCGCTCACAGGCACTCGATCATACATTATCACTACAAATGATAATGGTATACAAGAGATATCAGTTAGAGGAATACCGCCAGTAAAGACAGACAGCTTTGGTCGCAAATGGATTAGTTGGGTAGACACCCCGCAAACCAATTTGCAAGAAATGGATGTTGCTGGAAAGTTTGTAATTATTGGTGTGACTGCTAACGGCGTAATGCCAACTTTGGCAACACCCGTAGGTTTATTAGAACCCCATAAAATACAAACAGCATTAGCTGAGTCTATTCTTATACAAGACTCGCCAATAATACCTGATTGGAGTTTATCAGGAGAAATTTTAATTTTTGCAATATTTGTCTCACTGGTATGGTTTCTAATCAATTATCTTGGTATGACCCTAGGCATTGTATTAGCTGTTTTTACAATGTTGTGTACAGCTCTTGGCGGCTACTGGTTAATACAAACAGGAATATTGCTTGATGTAACATGGACTTTAGCCTCACAGTTTATAACTGGAGCTATTGCTTTCTATTTACGTTTTAGAGAACAGTTTAAGCTGCGTTTACAAATTAAAAAACAATTTGAACATTACTTAGACCCAAGGCAAATAAAACGATTGCAGGAAAATCCTGACTTGTTAAAACTAGGTGGTGAAAAAAAAGAAGCTACATTTTTATTTACAGATGTTAGAGGCTTTACAAGCCTTTCAGAAAAACTACAACCTGAAGAAGTTACTGATATTATGAACAAGGCATTAACAGTACAAGTAGAATGTGTGCAAAGAAATGGAGGCATGGTAGATAAATTTATAGGAGATGCTTGTATGGCAATTTTTAATGCTCCCATGGATTTAGAAGATCATCAAAACAAAGCAGTGAAGACTGCTATTGAAATGCAAGAAGCAATTAAAGAACTTAATAAAGAACTATCTCATGAAATAGCAATTGGCGTAGGAGTAAATACCGGTGAAGCAGTTATTGGCAACATGGGTTCAAGCACTAGATTTGATTATTCTGCTATAGGAGATGCAGTCAATACAGCAGCTAGACTAGAGTCTGCAACTAAAGAAGCAGGAGTAGATATATTAATTGGAGAAAATACTGCACAAAGTGTTAATTATAAGTTAAAATCTTTAAAGGCAATGAAAGTCAAAGGCAAAGCAAAAGCTTTAAAGATATATACAATAGAATAATATGAAAAGAGATTATAAAAAAGAATACAAAAATTTTCACAGCAAACCTGAGCAAAAAAAGAATAGAGCCATGAGAAATGCAGCAAGAGAAATTATGAAAAAACTTGGTCGAGCATTTACTGGTGATAATAAAGATGTAGCTCATAAAGACAATAACCCTAAAAATAACAAACCATCTAATTTACAAATACAAAGCAAAGCAAAAAATCGTTCAAAAAAGTGAAAATAATAAAACGTTTATGCAAAATATTTTTTCAATGGTTTATAGGTTTATTTAACACTAGGTACAAAATTACAGTATCTTTTAATAAAGAATATGGTGACTCAGATGACAGAACTTACATATCTAAAAAAATAATTACACAAAAAGAAAATCATTTAAAGTTTCGTGATGAAAATAATAAATTAGTTGAGTATATGAGCGCAGGTGGATTGAACTATATTATTGAGGATATGCAATGCAACAATTTTTACTAGCAATAATATTGACTTTAAGTTTTACTTCTTACTATTTGTATAATCAAAATAAAGTGCTATCTGCTAATAATATTATTTTAGAAAATGCCATAGCATCACAAGAACAAGCAATTAAATCTATTCAGGCTGACTTTGAATTACAATCAGGGCAATTAAATATATTAACTCTTAAAAGCCAAGAGTCACAAAGAGAATTAAATAGATATACACAGTTTATACAGAACTATGAATTAGCTGCAAAAATACTTGCAGACCCTATAAAAATGGAAAGGAAGATAAATAATGGTACAAAACATATTATGGAAGAAATCGAGAAACTTAGCGGTACAGTTGATTCTCTTGATGATGGTTTGCAGTTGCAGCCTAATTCCAACTAAACAGATAGAAGTTACAACAAAACCACTCGAAAGGAAAATAGTGCAACCTGTTATGCCTAGAGAAATTGATTTACAGGAACCTATGTGGATAGTCATTACGCCTGATAATTGGGAAGATAAGCTTGCAATGATTGAAGAGCAGGAAGGAGAGTTAGTTTTTCTTGCAATGACTATACCTGATTACGAAGTAATGGCTTATAACATGCAAGAATTAAAGAGATACATAAATGAACTTAAAGAAGTTGTTGTTTATTATAAAAAAGTTACTACAAATACTGAGGAGTAAAACTATGAAAATATCGCAAGAAGGAATTGATTTAATTAAATTTTATGAAGGCTGTCCAACAGATAACGATGGCAATGTAGTAAGTTATAGATGCGCCGCTAATAAAGCTACAATTGGTTTTGGCAGCTTAAAGCTTATTGACGGCAGTCCTGTACAAGACAATATGACAATAACCAAGCAAGATGCCGAAGAACTGCTTGCACACGAGTTGCACGAATACGAAGGCTATATTAACAATATGGTAGAAACAAATTTAGAACAAAATCAATTTGATGCTCTCGTATCGTGGGTATTTAATCTTGGACCATCAAACTTACAAGCCTCTACTTTATTGAAAGTTTTAAACAACAAAGACTGGAACGATGTGCCAAACCAAATTAAAAGATGGAACAAAGTTAATGGGGTGCCAAATACAGGTCTTATGAAAAGAAGAAACTCAGAAGCTTTGTTGTTTGAGGGCAAAGAATGGGGTACAGTCTGATTGACATGATTGTTTGTAGATATTCACGAATATCTCCTCTCTCTCTTCAAACGCATGTCATGGAGAATCAGCAGTCCTTTATATTCCGTTGGTTCTCCGCCTAATGCTTAATTTAGAAAAAATAAAATCTTTTGATGCTTTGTCTAAAGACGAACAAGTAGAAGCGCTTACGCTTATAGATAGGTGGAAAAACTTAAATGCACGAGATAGATGTAGAGCTGATTTTTTAGAATTCGTAAAATTTCATTGGGAAGGTTTTATCATGGGAAGACACCATAAAATACTTGCTGAAAAATTAAATCGCATATCACAGGGCAAATGTAAAAGATTAATGGTTATGCTCCCACCAAGACATTCTAAGTCAGAGTTTGCCTCAACTTATTTTCCTGCATGGATGATGGGTTTGAATCCAAGTCTAAAAATAATACAAGCAACCCATACCGCAGAACTAGCTGTAAGATTTGGTCGTAGAGTTCGTAATATTATAGATAGCGAAGAATATCAAGCAATATTTCCTAACATAAGTTTATCAGGAGATAATAAATCAGCTGGTCGTTGGACTACCGATGACGGTGGAGAAGCTTTTTATTCAGGTGTAGGTGGTGCTATTACAGGTCGTGGTGCTGATTTACTTATAATTGATGACCCACATTCAGAACAAGATGCTATGTCACCTACTGCTATGGATGCAGCATGGGAGTGGTATACATCAGGACCAAGGCAAAGATTACAACCCGGCGGAACTATAGTTTTAGTTATGACGCGATGGAGTACAAAAGATTTAGCAGGCAGACTATTAAAAAGACAGTCAGAAACACACGCTGACCAGTGGGAGGTTGTAGAATTTCCTGCAATCATGCCTGATACTGATGAGCCTTTATGGGGTGAGTTTTGGAAAAAAGAAGAGTTATTATCAGTAAAAGCATCATTACCAATATCAAAATGGAACGCACAGTGGTTACAAAATCCTACAGCAGAAAGTGGTTCTATTGTTAAAAGAGACTGGTGGCAGACTTGGGAAAAAGAAGCTACTCCTAAATGCGAATGTATTATACAAAGCTACGATACAGCTTTTAGCGCAAAAGAAACCGCTGACTATTCTGCAATAACAACATGGGGAATATTTAACCCTGAAGACGGTAGCGAAAATGCAATAATTTTATTAGATGCAAGTAGGCATAGAGTAGACTTTCCTGAGTTAAAAAAACTAGCATTAGAAGAATATAAGTATTGGGAACCTGATATTGTATTAATAGAGGCAAAAGCTAGTGGCACGCCTCTTACACAGGAACTTAGAAAAATAGGAATACCTGTACAATCCTACTCACCCAGCAGAGGTCAAGACAAAGTTGCAAGAATGAACTCTATTGCACCTATGTTTGAAAGTGGTATGGTATATGCAACAGAAGATGCTTTTGCAGAAGAAGTAATTGAAGAATTAGCAGCTTTTCCATTTGGAGAACACGATGACTTTTGTGATTCGTCTACTATGGCTTTAATGAGAATAAGACAAGGTGGCTTGATAGAATTGGACAACGATTATGCAGATGAAGTGTCATTTGATAGAAAGTCATTAACATATTACTAATTTTATGGATATAATAGAAAACTATGGCAATTGATAGACAACTAGGCACTGAAAATAATCCTGATGTAATAGATCAAAGCAAGTCTGTAGATGTTGGATTTGAAAATTTTGATGTAGACACACCTGAACCAACATTTGATGAATCTTTATTGGATGCTATGGAGATCAATATCACTGATGAAGAGATATCTTTTGATGAGCCAATGCAAGAAGAAGAAGAAGAGATACCATTTGATGCTAACTTAGTAGATTATTTGGATGATTCAGTTTTAGGCTCATTGTCTTCACAGCTAATAAGTGCTGTAGATAGTGACAAAGAATCAAGAAAAGAATGGGAAAAAACATACACTGACGGTCTTAAATATTTAGGCATGAGGTTTGACGAACAAAGAAGTAAACCTTTTGAGGGTTCTTCAGGTGTTATACATCCAATTTTGGCAGAAGCCGTAACGCAGTTTCAAGCACAGGCGTACAAAGAACTATTACCCGCACAAGGACCTATAAAAACACAAATTATTGGTCAAAGAGACATGAATACAGAAATGCAAGCTGAAAGAGTTTGTGAGTTTATGAATTATTACATCATGAACGAAATGCCTGAATATGACCCTGATTTAGACCAATTGTTATTCTATCTACCGTTATCAGGTAGTGCATTTAAGAAAGTTTATTACGATGCAGCAAAAAACAGACCTGTGTCAAAATTTATTCCTGCTGAAGATTTGCTTGTACCTTACGAAGCAACTGACTTGCTTGGAGCAGAAAGAGTAACGCATATAGTGTCAATGAGTAGCAACGAGGTTAGAAAACTACAGCTTACTGGTTTTTATGCTGATGTAGATTTACAAGACAGCGACACCTCTGTAAGAGATGATATATCAAAAGAAATAGATAAAATACAAGGCGTTGAACCTGACTATACAGGTGCTGAACAAAGAAAATTATTTGAAATACATACTGTAGCAGAGATAGAAGGCTTTGAAGACATGGATGATATGGGCGAGACAACTGGTTTAAAGATACCTTATATCATAACTATAGACGACTCATCACAACAAATATTGTCTATTAGAAGAAACTATGAGCCTGAAGACCCATTAAGAAACAAGATAAATTACTTTGTACAATACAAGTTTTTGCCCGGACTTGGTTTTTATGGATTAGGTTTATCACACATGATTGGTGGCTTATCTAAAGCATCTACGTCTATATTAAGACAATTAATTGATGCAGGTACTTTAAGTAACTTACCAGCGGGTTTTAAGGCTAGAGGCATAAGAATTAGAGATGAAGCCTCACCACTACAACCCGGTGAATTTAGAGATGTTGATGCTCCCGGCGGTGCATTAAAAGATTCTTTAATGCCATTACCGTACAAAGAGCCAAGTAGTGTTTTATTTAGCTTACTTGGGTTACTGGTAGATTCAGGCAAAAGATTTGCAGCTATAGCTGATATGAATGTTGGCGATAGCAATGCTAATATGCCTGTAGGCACGACTGTAGCATTATTAGAAAAAGGCACCAAGGTAATGAGTGCAATACATAAAAGATTACACTATGCACAAAAAAATGAATTCAAAATACTTGCAAGAGTATTTAAAGAATTTTTACCACCTGTATATCCATACGAAACAGGTAGTGGTGTTAAAGAGGTTAAGTTAGAAGACTTTGATAGAAAGGTTGACGTTATACCCGTATCAGACCCAAATATATTCTCTATGAGTCAAAGAGTTATAATGGCACAAGAGCTTTTGACTATGGTTCAATCTAATCCTGAACTACATGGTCCACAAGGTATTTATGAAGCATACAGAAGAATGTATGCAGCTTTAGGGGTAGATAATATAGAAACATTATTAATGCCACCACCCGACACCACACCAAAACCTGTAGATGCAGGTATAGAAAACAGTGGTTTATTGCAAGGCATACCACAACAAGCTTTTCCTCAACAAAACCATGAAGCACATGTAGAAGCACATAAAAGTTTATTTATAACCCAAGCTGTGCAAATGAATCCACAATTACAATCAGTGATAATTGCACATGTTATGCAACATCTACAGTTCATGGCTACACAAAAAGCAGAACAAGAGATGCCACCTGAAACGCAGCAACAGATACAACAATCTATGCAACAGGCACAACAAATGTCGCCACAAGAACAACAAGGTTTACAACAACAGATACAAGGAATATTGGAAACCTTTAGTTCACCAATATTGGCACAATTATCAAATGAGTTTTTATCTTCAGTACAACCACCACAACAACAAGACCCATTAGTTGCAATAAGACAACAAGAGCTTGGATTGCGTGATAAAGAAATTGACATGAAGAATCAACAGTTTATGGCTAAAGAACAACAAGATGCCATGGAGCAAGGAACTGAGCTACAACTACAGCAACAAAAAGCTGACCAACAAGCAATGATTGGCAATGAAAAAAATGACATTTCTAAGCAAAGATTGGAACAACAAGCTGAGTTAAAATTAATAGATTTACAAGCGAGGATGAACAAATGACAAGTTCAATAAATGAGAAAATAGTAGAACAAATAAAAGCAAAAAAAGTTGAAACTAAAATTTTAGAAAACCCAACAACTGAAGTAACGGAAGTTACACCTGTAGAAACTACAGAACCAGTAAGAGCAAGAAACGAAAAAGGACATTTAATAGGTGATGACGAATCTACTCCTGATGTCAACGAGGCATGGGAAGGTGGTAAAGCACCTAAAGCACAGAAAAAAGTTGCTACGAAAAAAACTACAGCTAAAAAAGCTACAGCTAAAAAAAAAGCTACAACAAAAAAAACTAAATAGGAGCAAGCAATGACAGCAAAAACTTCACTAAATATAAAGGGTCAAGGAAGCATACCTTTATCACAACCAAAAAAGGTTAAAGTGGATGCGCCACACAAACCCGGTTATGGCAAGGGAAAAAGCAGAGGTAAAGGAGCTGCTTTAAGAGGTAATAAATTTAACGGAATTTTTTAAGTTATGGATATGTATGATTTTATTCATGCAATCCGAAAGGATTTGAGTGAAAGAGAAGAGCAAATCAAAGATATCTTAATGTCAGGTGGCATTAAAGATATGGAAAAATACCAATTTTTAATGGGCGAAATATCTTCATTATCCTATATTCATGATAAGATAAAAGAACACTTACATGAAAAAGGAGAGATTGATGAAAGGTGAGCCAAAAAATAATATTGTAGAAGAACAACAAGAAGAAATTATTGACTTAGATAAAGCATTTGTTGAAGAGGACAACAGAGTTTTAGACCCAAGTTTATTAGATAAAAACGTTCTTGAAAGAATACCTCAACCTACGGGTTGGCGTTTATTGGTATTGCCTTACAGGGGTAAGGGAGTATCAGAAGGTGGAATCCAGTTAGTAAAGGAAACCATTGAAAGAGAAACCCTAGCAACTGTTGTTGCCTACGTTGTAGCCATGGGTCCTGACTGCTATAAAGACAAAAAAAGATTTGAGTCTCCGTGGTGTGAAAAAGGAAAGTGGATATTAATAGGTAGATATGCAGGTTCTAGGTTTAGGTTGGCTGATGAAAGCGAAGTCAGAATCATCAATGATGACGAAGTTATAGCCACTATTTTAAACCCTGATGACATTGTTTCAGTATAAGGAGAATTATATGGAAGAAGTAAACAAAGAAAATCAGGTTCAAGCAGAAGAACAACTTATCATAGATGTTGATTTAACAACTACTGATGAAGAACAAACTGAAGCAACCGAAGCCAACTCAGGTGGTGACGATGAACTTGATAAATACACTAGAGGTGTATCAAAAAGAATAAATAAATTAAACGATAAAATTAGAGAAGCTGAAATAAGAGCAAGCACAGCCGAATCTAAATTTAATAATTTATCCAATGAATATGTTTCAGTAAAAAACAGAGCCAATACTTTAGACAAAAGCTACACTGAAGAATATGAAACTAGAGTAAAATCTCAAAGGAGTCAAGCAGAAGACCTATACAGAAAAGCAAGAGAAACAAACGACCCTGATTTAGAGGTAAAAAGTGTAGAACTTTTAAATAAAGTATCTTTAGAAGAAGAAAGGGTGCGATTAGCTAAAATTCAACTACAAACTCAAGAACAACAAAGTTTTCAAAATAATCCACAAAGTGTACAAAATACGCAACAACCAGTGTATGATAAACCTAAGCCTGATTCTAAAGCAGTTGAATGGCAAGAAAAAAATGACTGGTTCCAAAAGGATAGAGTCAAGACATACACTGCAATGGGTGTTCATGAGGACTTGATAAACGAAGGTTTTGATGGTTCAGATAATGAATATTATGAAGAATTAGACAAAAGAATGACAAAGGTTTATCCTAATTTAAGGAATAAACCTGAAGGCGTTTCAAAAGATGCAAACTCATCTGTGCAAAGAGTAGCATCTGCTTCCACTGGAAGTCGCCAAGGAACACAAGGGAAGAGAAGCGGTATCAAGATTAATTCTAACCATGCTTCAGTGAAGAGTAACCTGAAGCCGTACGGAATGACGCAACAAGAGTGGCTGAAACGTGTAGGTAAAGAAATAGTGAAAATTGAAGGAGCAAAATAATGGATTTAGATGCAATTGACAATGTAACACGCGAATCTCGTGATGAAGAGCTACACGATAAAAAAGCTAGAAGAAAACCATGGCAGCCTGCAAGGATGCTTGAAACTCCAACCCCACCCGAAGGTTATCAATACC